GCCAACATTCTCTGCCAAGTCCCTAGAACGCTTGAGCAATTCTACTCGGTCATAGTTAGATCGGAAACCCTCTGCACCAGACAAAGAGGACGGCCCTCGGCGTTGTCTATTGTATTGAGTTGCGTCATATTCAAATGCCGTGAGCTTTGCCCTAGATGCCAAACGCTCAACGGCGGCTTGCGGATTAACAAAGGCAATCGCCTTATCAATTAAGTTTAACTCAACCTTCTTCACTTATATCATCCCAAGCGAGCGAGCAGGGCCGAACTTTGCGTAAGTGGTGCGAATCCTTCCACCAGTTGCTTGCTGAATGGCTAGGGTAAGTTCCGCAATCGTATCTCTCACCTCACCGAGATTCGCCCTAGAAAAAGAGCGTCCAGCTATCGAATAGCTTGAACCCGCCACCGCAATCGCTTCAAGACAAGTGATGTATTTATCACGCAGAGAAGTTAGGGTGGTGAGGGGTAGCCCAATAAAATCACCCTTCGCCATTCTCAACCTCCTCTGTCAAACTTGCGGGTGAAACTTTGAGCCGTCCGTGGAGTGCCGCCCCGACGATGTTCATACATTCGCAATCCATTAAATGATTATGCTTCCCAATTTGCTTCCACACAAGTCTTTCCCTGCCAGTCATAGGATTCTTAACTCTCACCTTCACCTCTGCTTCGATATGCACCTTCCAGACATCGGGCGTATCTAGGGCGATGAATCCATCCTCTTTGAGAAGCTGGGAGAGGATGTCTTTGATTGATGGGTTCGACCATCGCCAAATCGGGCAGAGCTTCCACTTCCACCCTGCCTTTGATTGAACTGCCTTACCAGAGAAGGGGTCGCCATTTGCGATTCGAGCGTATGGCCTTTGAACCTTCTGCTCGTTTACGATCTCGGAGAAACTGGTCTTGTCTGAGCCAACCAACGCCACCCAGCCGTTCTTGCAACAATTCAAATATACATCTCTGGTCTGATCGCCCGAGTCGATTAGAACGCACTTATCCTCAACACCAAACTCATCTTGCTTTGCCTTTATGTCGCCCCAAGTTTCTAGCCTACCCGCCCACACAAGTCTTGGTTTGCCCTCCAAATCCCAAGCCCTCACAACGCACCAAGCGTGGAAGCCCCCCGCCTCTTGAATATCGCAAGACATAATCAGCTTATCCCCCATCCGCACTTCGCCCATCTTATAAACGCCGGGAACGATCTGCATCTTTTCTGATTCGTGTTCCATCCAAGGCTCGGCTAGGACTCGATTCACAAAATCTTGCAGGCCGATAATCCCGCTGTGCTTATCTTGCAGGAACTTAACTGCCAAGCTACCGAATGTTACCCACGGAGCATATAGGCCGTTGAGGTGATAGGAGCGTCTGGCTGGTTCGCCCTTGGGGTTGGTTGCCCTCCACTCCCCCTCTCTCAGCATCTTGGTTTTCTGGCCGTCTTGAATCTTGCCCTTACACCCCTCGCACTCGTAGTAGGTCGAGGATTTCACTAGGGCATAATCATAAACTCCATCTTCGATCTTGGCCGCTTCATCCCACTTCACTTGCCCCCAAATTAGTTTTTGTTTTAATCCACAATGGGGGCAAGGCACAAAATAGAAACGCATATCGCCCTTCTGCCATTCAGCCCAGATTATTGAGTCGGCAGTTGTCGGGGTGCTGGTTGCTATGATTAAATGATTGGGGTAGGTGCTGACTCGTGCTTCTGCTAACTGCACCGGATTGGCCTCCCTCCCCGACCCTGCTTGCTCTGGAAACTTGTCCACCTCATCCATACAGAGCAACGCAATCGAGCGACTAGAAAGAGCCGAGGCACTTGTTCCCGCCCACCAGACCGAGCATCGCTTAAAATGTTGCTCTAGGATTTTTATTTTGTCGGTGTTGTCTGGTTTCTCTTTGGCTAGGGCTGGGCAATCATCCACCATCGGAAGCCAGCGGGTTTCTGTAAATGATCGGGCTAGATGTTCCGAGGGCATCACCCACAAGACCGGGCAAGGTCGCTCTGCTACTCGATAGGCTAGGCCAGCCAGAATCGTTGTTGTCTTTGAGGTCTGCGCTCCCCATACCAACACAACTCTCCGAATCGAATCATCGCCAAAAGCCTCTAGGGGTTCACGAACATAGGGTGTGAGGGTTGTTGAGTACGCTCCGGGTATGTTCGTAACCCTAGCTGAAAGTGTTAGGTTTTTCTCTGCCCATTCTGGGATTGATAGTTGTTCTCTTGGCTCAAAAAAACTACGACTGAACGCCCCAATGTTCATCTCTTAACCATATAATCTTTTGCATACGCCCACGCTGGGTTCATATGGATTTTATGATGGCACTCAAAGCAAACCGCCAAGAAAAACTCTACCTCGTTTAGCCTATCCCCGAACCTCCCTCGCCTATGGTGAATTTGGCTCGCCATCTTGCTCTGGCAAACTTGGCAGACTGGTGTGTTGCCTAGAAACTTCTCTCGCACATCAGAATAAACCTCGTTCTGCTTTCGTCTCTTGGCAGACACTCGGCGTAGTTTCCCCCCTCGCTTGAGTGGGGTTTTGCGTTTGAGAGGAGAGCGTTTCATCGGTCAAAGAATGGAACATCGTGGGCACATAAATCCCTAAACTCTGGTATCTGCATAAGGGTTTTGTGAAGTGCTACTGGGTCTGCTTTGTCCCTAACAACTGCGTGATGAAAGTGAACCATCCAGTAACTTCCCACTCCCTGCCGTGTCTTTGGGTAGTTTTTGAAGCAACATCCTACGCACATAGAAAACCCATATTTGCTTTCAAAGTTTTTGAGTTGTCCTTTGGCGGGAATAAAAAGCGTTGAGTAGCTTGAGTTCCGGCAGTAGGCCAAGGCTATTCTTGTTGGCTTCGTTGTTTTCATTCGTCAAAGAACGGCAGAATCAATCCTAATAGGCCAAGGGTTGCGATGATGACAAGGAAACATTCGTTCATTTGAATTGAGACATATAAAGTTTTTTGATTTTGCGTTTTATGGTTTTAGGCCATTTGATTTTATGGTCGTTTTCATAACCATAAATGCTGGTCACGGCATCCCGCAATAGTTCATATCCAGTTTTGCTTTCAAGAAGAATAAAAAGGGTTCTTGCTTCTTGGGGTGTTAATTGGTTTTTGTTCACTTTTTAATCCACCTCCCGATGCACTCAAATAAAGTAGCGAGTAGATAGGCAAGAATAATGCAAGCCCAGAACGCCACATTGATTAGCACGATTCCAAGCACTATTCCCACGCCTATTTTTAACCCTAATATCATTTGAATGCTCCCTCTGCTTTTTGTATGGTCATATAGATTTGGTCTACCCCTTCTTGAATCGCTACCTTTGCACACTCCGGGTCGGAGGGGTTGGCTCGGGCCGAAAGGGAAGAAGGCATCGCATCCATTAGGTTGCGGATCGCTCCGAACCAAGTTGTAATAAATTCTTTCGCCTCGCTTATGGAGATTGTTTGCCGGAGATAAGCTTGTTCTTGCTGGTAGTCGATCTCGGCTTGCCTAACAACTTTCTGTGCTTTCTCATAGGTTTGAATGGAGGCTCTTGTTGCAATAGGGTTTTCTTGTCTTCCCGCTTTTACCATTTCTCGGAAGGATGCAATTTCCATTCGTTCGGCTCGAAGTTTCCTGCCAAGAGTATTTAGGGCAGAAAAATCTCCACTATTTTGTGCTTCACCTTTTTCTGGTGCGCTGAATGGTTTAAGGGGTGGGCTTGTCCGCCCGATTGCTTTTTGGTTTGCAACCCTCCAGCTCATCGCTTCGGCTTCAGAGGTTAGAGGCATCCCCCTCGACGCCATCTTGGAAATTTGTCCCTTTGAGTATCCCCATTTTTTTACGAGTTCGGCTTGGCTTATCATCCATAAATGGGTTGCCCACAAGTCTGGCACTTTTCCCCACCCCCTAGTTCTTCTTTTTCTGTTTCTGGTGGAGCCTGCTCCATTAGTTCGGCCATCTCGTCGGTTCCGAATCCGGTAATATCAATATCAATTTCCCCTGCGTCTAATTCTTCGAGAATGTCTTTGAGTTGGGGCATATCAAATTCACCGCTTAACTTGTTTAACGCAAGGTTCGCCGCCTTCTCTTGTATCTCATCCAGCCACACCGCCCACACATCGACCTCCTCTTTGCCAAGTGCCTCATAGCATTTAAGTCTTTGGTGTCCTCCGATGATATTTCCGCTTTTAGCATTCCAAGTGATCGGCTGAAGATTTCCCAGCTCGCTTAAGCTTTTGGTTAGCCTCCCCAAAGAATCGGAGGATATTTTCCTTGGGTTATATTTTGCGGGCACAAGCTCATTTATTTTTTTACTGATGAGTTTTGGGTAGTTCATTATATTCCCGCCCAAGGCGATTTGATAATTGGATTAAAATCAAAGCTTCTGCGGCTTTGATAATCTCTTTGCACAATATCTTTCCCCCATTTTCTTTGCAAAAGCTCGAACTGCTCCTTTTCCCTATCAAGATTTCTGTATGTTGCACATCCTCCCGCTTGTTCCGCTTGTTTCACATCATAGGCGCAGAAATTAAACCGGAGGCATCCCCCATTAAATACTATGTGTTGCAGGGTTATGTCATAATCTTCTTTTAACGGCAGACTTTCATCATAAAGCATTTTATTATTAAGGTGTGCTTGGAATGGCCCTCCAATAAATTTTAATGTGCTGAATGGCGTATGCTCCCTATATGCGCCCTTGTCGGTAACGCAATTAAGTCCCCATAAGGCAAATCCCCACTCCGTGCAAAGTCTTGTGCTGGCCTCGCAGAACTCCATCAGCTCTTCGCTTCCATACTTTATTTTTTTTTGATTTTCCCAACGGTAAATCCCCTTGCAGTCATCGTCCATCAGCACGAGGCAATCCGCATCAAAAAGGTTTTTCAAAATATAGTTTTTAACCCTACACACATTTCCCTGCACCTCATCGGGTACTGTTAAAATGTCGTTGCCATTTTTCTTATACTGTTCTGCCTCGCTTTCTCGCACCACAAGTTTTACGAACGGGTAGTTCTTTTGCGTGTCGCTTTTGCTCGGCCTTTTGTATGACGGGGCAAAGAATTTAACCTTCATTTATGCTTTCTTTAATTTTCTTAATTGCCTTCGGTCCGTCAATTACACGCCCAACTCCCTTGCTCCAAGGCTTGCCATTTGCTCTTTTAGAATAGGTAGACTCAAGCCCAAAAATACTTTCCGCCTGAATCCAATCAATGTCCTTGGTGAATTTTAATACTATGTAGTTGCTTTCTCGGTCAAGTTCGGTTGAAAATTTAGTCTCCTCATTGTTCTCATTTTCTTTTTCTAATTCTTTTACTTCATCCAATTCCTTTTCAGTAAATCCAATTATTCCAATATCAAACCCATCCTCTTTCAGTGCCTCTAGTTCGCTTATTAGAAGGCCATCGTCCCATCCTGCATTAAGCCCTAATTTGTTGTCTGCTATTACATAGGCTCGCACTTGTCCTTCCGTCAGATGCTCTAGGCTTATTGTTGGCACTTCCTCAATCCCCAGCTTTCGGGCTGCAAGAACTCTTCCGTGTCCTGCTATTATTGTATTGTTTTTGTCTACCAAGACTGGGTTTGTCCATCCGAACTCTCGAATGCTTGCGGCGATCTGAAGCACTTGTTCATCCGAATGCGTCCTGCTGTTTCGGGCATACGGAATTAGCTTATTTATATGCTGTTGTCTTATGTTTTGGTTCATCTTGTTTGTTCTTTCTGGTTTCCTTTAGTTTCTGGGGGGAAACTCGCACAAAATAATCGGACCTCGGAACC